CGTTAAATCGCTCTTAGTGACCTCTACAAAGGCTTCAGTACCGTAGTCTTCGTCAACTGTTCGGATGCGTTCTACACCTTCAAAATTGCGGATAGATTCAGCTAACATGCCGTTTAGTAGGGGTTCCAGAATGTTACGTTCAAACCAGCTAACCTTACTTTGGAAAATACGACCAGCAGCATTCTCAAGACTTTGTACTTCGTACTTAGTTTTTTCACCGGGAGTACGAATACCCATAGCTTGCTTAGGTGCACCAGCTAGTTCTTCCATACGGTTCATAAGTTCGTTAATTTGCATATCTGCTTGTAAAGCAGTGGCATCTGGACGTAAAAACTCTAAACCACCTTCGTCACCTACGAACACTGTAGCACCGGGTTCGTACTCAAACTCCTCTACAGTAGACCCTTTGACAACCATTACTGGATAGGCAATCAGGTCAAATACGTCTGCCTTAAGGTTTTCTAGGTGGTCAATACGGTATTGCATGCCTACTAGTTGATCAAGCGGCCCTTGTGCCCATAGGTTGTCTGTGCGTAGTCTCCAACCACAATGGAACATAGGCTTGCTACCTGTCCACATAGGATTAGGTTGTTTGCGTAGAATCCACTTACGATCAATAACGGTAACTAACTGGTTGCGTAGCAATTGCTTGGTATCAGGATCATAAATGTCACCCCAGAACTCTAGCAGTTCTACCATGTCACTTTCTAAATACTCATCAGCACTACCAAAACCATCAATAGCCATGTTCAATTCTTTCTTGAACTCAGGGTCATCACGGTAGTTTTGACGAAATGCTAGTGCTTTATTCAACACACCTTTGTTATAGTTTAATGCTGGTTTTGTTTCAATGTCAGTCATTAAATCGCCTAAGCTTTTAAGCATACGACGCACTACAGGAGTCTTATCAAATGTCTCAGCCAAAGGGTTGTAAACAATGTCGTTAGGATTAATACGATAGGCTTTTGGGCCTACATAGCGACTTACTACGTTCCCTGTGTTGTCACTAATAATGTCTCGTACATAGTCATAAGTAACTACAACGTTACCAAAATCAATGTAATCATAGACTAGTTGTGAGATAAGAAGTTGGAAGTTAGAAGCTTTTAACTTCTGTTTTAAGTAGTTAGTAATTGCATAACGTTTTTTAGTTAGTTCTGGTGCTTTATCAGTTGCTTCCCAGAAGAACCAATTCTCAGATGGAAACAATGCAGCCATGTAGTTTGCATGTAGGTTATCTCTAATCTGAGTAAGTTTAGGAGTAACTGTAGAGTTTTTCCAAGGTAGTTTACTGTTACTAGTTTTACGAGTGTCAGTAGCAAACAAGTAGCTGCGTAGTTCTTGTTGATCACTTTTCCACACAGCCCGTGCTGTATCCCAACGTACCCACATGTCTGCAATTTTATTTGCTAGACTATCGTCAGTAAATGATACTTGAATATTTTCGTTCATGTTTTCCTCTTAGTAGGCTACGCCACCAAATTTACTATTAAATGCAACTACGTTTGTTTTCTTACCCCAAGTCCTACTAGACAGAGGAGACTTACAAATTTCAACACAAGCTGCTAACGCATCTTTTACGTCATCATGCTCTGGGTTATTCATAATTAATTCTTCTTCTAGAATCTGACAATTACCACCTTTGTAGTGCCAAATCTGGTTGTTGTTATACCGTGGTTCTAGAATAGCTGCAATGCGCTCTGCTTTATTCATGTTACGTGGGGGATTGTATTCCTCAATAGTAAAAACAATGTTTTGACCACGCATATAGTCTTTAAACTGTGTAACAATGAGTCGCTGTGCAGCAACTACTTCACAACGTAGTTTTTTAAACCGCCATTTTCTAAATACAACTTCTGCTTTTTCATACATTACAGAAATCTTATTAGTTTTAAATCTATCAATATCTAGTACATAGTAGTTGTTATCTTCATCTACACCTACTACTGCAATAACTGTATAGTCTGAGTTGTGATTGACTGTGTACGCAAAATCCATTGCTGCATACACATGCAAAAGTTTGTCACCAAAATACCAAGCACCGCTAAAGTTTTCAATTTTATTTCTTTCGTAGTAATTAAAACGACTACGATCAATAAGTTGTGTTTCTACAGCGTTTGGATTGTTGTAGTATTGAGCGTAAAACTGTGTAATGTCTAAGTACTTAGCCTTTTTACGAGCAAGTTCTTTAGCGTCAAATCCAAATGTTTTACCATCTGCACGACGTTGTTTGGGCCATAAAAACTCACCTGTTGTTTCTACGGTTCTTTCAAATACTTCATAAACATCTAGCTCTACATCTTCGTCAGTTACTACATCAAAGTAACTTTCTTTCATTTCCATCATATCTTTATACAAATCGCCGGGATGGTAGCGTGTACCTACAGCCCATTCTTTTGCACCAGTAGATTCAATGGAAGACAGTTGTGAATAAAATGATCGCACTTGTTCACGACCAATTTGTGTGTATGCATTATCAGGAACCACTACGTCATCAAGAATAGCAATTGAACAGTGTAGTCCTGTTACGTTAGCAGTAATACCTGCTGCTTTAATTGTGGCATCACGAATGCCTTCTAGTTTACGCTTAGGGTGATCCACACTGATTTCATCTACTGCCCAACGTTCACGTTTGCCTTCAAATTCGTTAACCATTTCGGGCCAATAGAACCGATAAATGTCAGATAAAAGTACATCCTTAACAGCTTTAAGTTGTTTTTCTGCTAGGTTAGCTGTAGCTGAAACATACAATACGGTAGCTTCTGGATGCTTAGTAATGTGGTGTGCTACACGATAGGCAATCATAGCTGACTTCTGATGATCACGTGGTAGTAGTACTAATTGGTTGTCTTTAGCATCTTCACGTTGCCACCAAGCACACAACTCTTCATGCACTGCACCAAGTACACGATGTGGTGCAACAAGCCTAATAAAAGTTAACAGGTCTGCTTCCGCAGCCTGTTTTACAAGTTCTTTTTCAGTAATTACCATTTAACTTTGTTTGCCCAATATGCAGCACTCATTTTACCCTTAGCAATGTTTTTGGCATGTCGTGCTTTAAAAGAAGCTTGTCGTGCAGTAGGTTCTTTATCACCAGAAACACCTTGCTGACCAAATCGAATAGTTTTAATTTGATCACCTTCTTTAGCCACCACAATGTGAGATTTAGTAGCATGACTAGGTGTACGTTTGGGTTTATTAAAACCAGCTACTCCAGCACGTTCTAATCGAGGATCTTTAGCCATTACTTACCTTTTGGCAGTCTTTGCTGCTTGTTTAAATTGTTTTGCAGTGGGGGCACCTTTACTACCGGGCTTACGCATTTTTTCATTACTACCCTCTGCAATGCGTTTACGCTTGGCATGTATGTTAGCATATAGACCCGCCTTCATTTCATTTTTCCCGTTTTAGTACGCGCAAAACTTTTATTTGCAGTTGATGTACGTACTCGAAGATTTTTCTTAGCATTGCCACCACCTTTACTTAATGGTTTTTTATGATCAACATCTTTACCGTCGCCTTTAGATACCCGACCTTCATCTTCCATCATACGACGAGCACCGTTACGTTTAGCACGGTCTTTTTTTACATCGTCTTTACCATCATACTTCTCGTATTGTTTCTTATAATCCCGTTTGCCGTTAGTCATGTAAGGCATTACTTTTTACCTCCTGCAACAATACCTAATCTAGCCATATCACCAGCAATTCGACCTAGTGAAGGGGGTGGTAGCTCCTCATCCTTTTTAGGCCGTCCTACGGGCTTCTTGGTGCCTTCCTGAGCGTATCCTTTATCTGCCAACCATTTAGCTGCAGCGGTTCCACCGGGTTGTTTGGCGTGTGACTTCATTTGTTGAATAGCTTCTGAACGCAGTTTAACTTCTAGTTCAGATTGCCACTTATCAATATGTGTTTTAATAATGGGGTGGTTACGTACTTCTAACCAGTGATCCCAATCACCTAATAGCACCATAGCAGCACTGTATTCAGAAGGATCACGACATTCTAAAAACACTTCTTTCCACTGTTGTAAAGTATACAGTGGTTTAAACTTTACATCTACACGGGCAAACTCTTTAAAGAGTTGTAAAATTACTCGCTTACCGCTTCCGTCAAGAAACTTGGTTCGGTCAACCATTCTATTCTCCTAATCATACCTCGTGGTATTTGGTTTCGTCGAGCAACTGTACCATCGGCAATAACACCGTTTGTAATTACAATTCCTTCAGGCCCGTCATAAAGTAAAAACCCAACTTGTTTACATAATACAGGAACATAAACAAACTCTTCTTCGTGTTCTGCCCAAGCAGATACATCAAGTTCAGTAGCATCTTCCCATACTACATAAACAAGCTTCATTATTTCATTGCTCGGCTAGCTTTATTTTTAGCTGTACGTTCACCACGTTTAGGTAGTGAACCACCTGCTTTACTAAGTGCAATTGCAATGGCTTGTTTTTGAGGCTTACCCTTTTTCATTTCTGCTTTAATATTCTTACTAATAATTTCTTTTGATTTACCTTTAGCCATTGGCATATTAAATTCCTTTGTGATAAATTGTTTTACCGTTATCTTTAACGGCACGAAGAACGTTGCACTTTAAGTCTTTTTCATCATACGAAATGTGCACCCAACCACTGTCAGGTACCTCATTAGTATAAAACTCTAAAATAAGTTGTGTAAACTTAAAATTATCTCGGATGTATTCAGCTAACACTTTATTGTCGATACCTGAAATTTCAATGTCTGCTGCCATGCCTAAGCAGTGGTCGCTTACAGGGCTACCTCCTACAGCAGTGTTTACTGCAGGACTTCTATATCCACTTGTAATAGTTATAGGCCCAAACTTATCGCGTAATGGTTGTAATATATTAGTAACAAGAGTATGTAAATTATTTTGTATTTTTTCAGAAGGCGTGTTGTCAATGTTGCGACGAATGGCAACTTCTGATTTGCACAATTCTGCTAGTGTAAAGTTTCTAGATAGTTGTGTCATTTTGTAGGCTTTGAAAGCATTTCAGTTTTAGCTTGTGAACCAGCAGAAGAACCAAAATAGTACGCAATAATGCCTGTCCAAGCAGTAGACAAACTACCTAGCATCATTAGAATGGTTGGATTATTGCCATCTACTTGACCAAACAACAACATACTAAGAATACTAAAGAAACCAATAGTAATAGCACCTGCTAGTGCAGGAGGCACAATGGATCTAGTAGCTGCTTGCATTTCACGAGCAGACTTTCTATCGTCTACAGCAAGAGCCTCAAAGTTAAGGCCCAATTCAT